TCTTTACTTGCCTTTGTTCGCAAATTGATCTTCGCAATCTGGAAAGCACCGAGTTCGTTTAAAAACGGCTTCCCGAATTCAAGGTTTATCCGTCTCAACCCGTTTATAGCATCAGAAGCGTCAACATTTATAATCCGGTTAGCCATGCTTATAACCTTTTCAACTCTTTGCTGACTTCAGATTTCAAAGCATCCGGATATTCATCAGGATTTTCTTCAAAGTAATTACCGACTTCAAGATCACCGTCATCAAGCCACTCCGTTTTGACCGGCATTAAATGGTGTCTGCAATTATAACCTCCCCGGCATATCCAAACATCGCAGGATTTACCTTTCCAACTGTAGGAATTCCATTTATCAATCTGTTCTTTGGTGAATGTTTTTCCTACTCTGGCAATGCAGAAGGCACGGGTAGTTTTTGATATGTTGCCGTAATACATGAATTCAGTCAGTTTGGCGTTTTTCGCAAGATTCAGATTCATGGTCTGGTAAAAATTCATGACTGAATCCTGAGCGTACCGACTGGCATATGAAGACAAAGGAACACCACCGGTCGTTTCAAGTCCGGTTAATGCTGTTTTTATCGTGTCAACAAACGCAGAAAACGAAGTCGCCCCGGCAACATTGTTATAAAGTCCCTGCGCAATCTGCTCAACAGCTTCATCAGCCAAGTGTATGAAATTGTTTTCAATCACGGATTCAAGCTGACTGACAAGTGCCTTGTCAACAGATGCAATCTGAACATCAAGCCCGGCAAGCTCAAACTGTTTTTGTATGATTCCCTGAATGGCTTCGTATTCGGAGGTTGTTGCCTGAACATTGTAAGCAAAATCTGTCTGTACAATTTCAACAAGTTGTTTCTGTAGGTCTGTCGCTGCCTTTAATGTCAACTGTTTTCCATTTTCAGGAAAACCGTCTTTCATCATATCAATAATCTTTTCTTCCAATGCTTTGATAGCCTTGAGTATCCTGCGTTCCGTTTTATCAGCGAAGTCGGAAAGTTCAATCTGCGCATTGTCAAATATTTCATTAATATCAGGCATATTACCAGACTACCGTCGTTTCAAGTTCAAGTGATTCAGGTTGGGTGTCGTCGCTGTCAATATCACCGCTCGCATCCCAATCGTATGAGAACCCTATATCGTGCTGCTTTTGCAGTTCTTCTTTGTACTTATCCATGTATATCTTGTGCTGTCTGTAAAATCCGTCCTCTTCTGCACGGTCTGTTGACAGATATTCATAAATAAGTGAGATAGTTAGATAACTTGCAGCAAGTTTCATCTGATTGTTTATTTCAAGCCAAACATCTTCATCCGAAAAGTCAACAGTACGAAGGTCTGTCGTTGTCAGTGCATCTCCTGTCAGCATGTAAACGGAATTACGATTACCTCCAGCCCCGTGTTCATGGTTGACATAAACCCGTTCATACTGTGCGACTACTGTTGTTTCATCTGAAATATAGTGATACCCGGAGCGTAAATATAAAGGATTGAACGCAGGACTGTCAGCGAACTTCTGAATGAATAACAAAGTCAGGTCTGATTCAAGAATTACGGCACATTGCTTATGGAAGTCCAGCCATGATGAAACGTCCTTCGGCATTGCCTGTTTCAATGACCTGCGTATTAAGTTAATATCTTCATCCGTTGAATATAACAGCATACGTTCAACCCTTTTTAAAGCAAAACAGAATGATAAAGTTTAAAACTACCTTGGCAGATACCGTCCGTAAACAGAAACAGCCCCTGTAATATCGTCATCAGTTGACGTGAGAGTAACTTTTGTGTAACGCTCAGTATCAGACGGCAAAACATAATTGAAAAGTTCTGTGTTCGCTGCCACAGATTCAGTTCCGTCTGCAGTTTTGGTGTACAGTGTTTCTTTTACTGCATACGCATCAGAATCTGCATTATCCGAACTCTCCCAAAGTTTGACTTCGATTTTTTTAGCATCAGACAGAGTAATTGCAGTAGTCACAATTCCTTTTAGTTCAATGCCACCCATAGTCTGAGATAACTGCATCACGCCACCATTACCAGCAACATCCTCACCTGTTGTCGCCTGGGGGATTGCCTGTGCTTCGCAGTAATACCCTGCATCGTCTTTGATATCATGATTATACATAATTTTAAACCTCCTTAAATAGCAACGTCAACTTCGGTGCCATTGTAAAAATTGTAACTTGTAACGATACGAATCCCGTTCCATGTCAGCACCTGCCGGTTGATACCGTTGTCAGTCATACCAACCTGCATATACGTTTCCTTCAAAGACTGAATCAGAGCAAGAGCACGGGGATGCATGAAGAGATATGTGTTCGCAGGATTGCCACGCACCATTGCAATAAGGTCATCAATCTGCATAGCAGTCGGGATTTTTGTTGACTTAACGTTTACAATCGCACCTACAGACTTCGGATTTGCAACCTGCACGCCGAAATATCCTTTCAGTCTGACACCATAACCCAGAACACCTCCGGACGTGATAGCATACAGATTACCGCCATTAATAAGTTCCGTGTTCAGCATCGCACCCTGTTCAAAACCGTCCGGACTGTAAAGCCCGGTCGTTTCACCGGATACAAAACGTACAGCAAGAATCGTGTAATTGCTGTCACCGGAAGCAGAAGCAGGTTCAAGCACATATCCGTTAGCAATTGCGAACGCCCGGAAAGTATCATACAGAATTGCACGTTCAGCAGACGAACCGGATGCACGCAGAACAGCAGGCATTTTTGATGCAAAATATTTATCAGCCCCGCCGAACATCCTGGCCTTGTCTTCAGCACATGTCATCTGGCCGCCCATGATGGACAGATCAAACTTTTTGACGTTGCTTTCCGTTCCTACTGTCGGAAGCGCTGCGTCAATGTCAACAAAACTTGCACCGGTCACTTCGATGATGTCCTCATAGGCATTCCACAAACCATGAGATGCTGCCTCAAACGGCATCATGCCGAGAATCGGTGCTTCTTCCGTCAGTGCATCTACCTGCATCGGCTGTTTCTTCGCATACAGGTCAGAAAGTTCTTTGAGTGTATTAGCCATTTATAACTCCTTTGGCGTTACTTTTTCGCCTTTTTGAATAGTTCTGACATAAATTCCTGCGTTGACATTGCCTGCGAACCACCTTTGCCACCACCACCTGTTGAACCTGTCCCACCATGCAGGTCTGCTGCAATGGTATCAAATGCAGGATCGTTATTGAACAGTACGTTCAATGCCTCTTCAAATTCGGCAGGTTCACCGGCTTTTTCAGGTTTCATGCTCATGATCGGTCTGTCAGAATTCCAGTTGACAGCAACAATCTTTCGCTTGCCGTCCTCATTCTCAATTCTGAACTGCGAACCCAAGTATCCTTTTGCCAACCGCAGGTTTTTCAGGATAGTTTTCTTTCCGAGCGCACCGGATGCAATACTATCCTGTAGATGTTTGTCTATAATACTGTTCTGAATTTCACGTTCACGCTGTTCAATTTCAGCAGAGTATTTCTGTTTTTCGGTCTCAAAAGTTTTCGACATTTCCTGAATACGGCCCTCGTATGCCTTGCCAATTTCATCACGCAACTGCTTTTCAAAGTCCTTGACTTTGGATGCAGTCATCAGTTCGCCCTTATCCAGGGCTTTCAGAGTTTTCAGAGCTTCCTGTGCTTTTTCAACGTCAATACTTCCGTACTTTTCGCTGACTGCGTTCAACTGTTCTTCCAGTTCGGCAGCTTTCAGTCTGTGCGTTTTGGCTTCGTTATTCAACTGAGAAATCTTTTTCAGAGTTGAATCGAAATTGACCTCTGCTTCTTCGTTAGTTTCAGGATATACGAAAATCGGATTTCCATCCGTACCGATCTCAATGCTTTTCCCGTCTGCTGACATTTTCCAAGGCATCGCGCCACCTCCTGTAGATTGTTATGACCTTCCGGTCGGATTCTGTTTTTCTATAATATATTTGCAGAATTACAATGAGAAAAAATGCAAGTCAAGTTAAAAATATTTGATATTATTGGCATTTTCTTTATCATGGTAAAAAATAAAGAACCCTGCTTTTTGTAAGTATCTATATTTATTCAGAATACAAACTATTTTAATATATTTTAAAAATATTGCTTGACAGTGAATTAGTATTCCTGTATAA